AACAGTCAAAGTAGTATCCTCGGCAACATGATGCCAGTACTTCTTCCCAGGCACATTTGTGTGTGCATAGGACCGAACCGGACCTTGGGGCTGAATAGTATTAATGATAGCAGGCGGAACAACAGCAACGTCAACACCGTCAGAAATCTGAATCTTTTCAGTACTCATGGTTTTTATCGCACCATGGCTGGTTTACAGCTCTTCCTCGAACGCGATCTCACCCTCACCCTTGAAGTACTCGAACAACTGCTCATCATCAGCGACCGCTTCGTGGTGGAATGACCAATCCGCAGTGTACTCGTGCTCAACCATTGGGTACTTGTCAAATGCAAAATTTGGTTGAACACCAAGCTTCCTCCTTGAATTGAACATCAAGTTTGAAAGCACATTCAAATCTTCAAGCTCTTCTGTGGTAAGAAGACTCAAAAGTCGGTCTTTGAGCGTGTACACGCTTAACCAATCAAGTGAATACCCATGGATAACATCCTGCAGAATACCAACGTTCTCAGCCATCTTCAGCTTCCTGAGTAGCAAACTTGGACTCTTGAAAACATGCCCATCAGCCACAATCAGTGATATGAAATGGCCTCTGTCATCGAAAGTTTGAATCTTTTCAATCGCTCTCTCAATAGACTCCCAATTGTTCCACAAGACGTTTCTGTTCAGCGCTCTAAAGAATAGCGAATCGTCACCAGTCCACGTCGAAGGCTCACCAGGTTTCACATCATACTTGAGACATATCCTTGCTATATTGCCAAAAGTGTTAACGAACCAAGTGAATGGTTGACCTGAGAAAGTCATTATGCCCAAGATCACACCCATAGCCTTTGTGTTGAATGCAAGTTTCTTGTACCTAACCAAGTACTCATCTGGTATTGAGTAAAGCTCAAACAGTCTTTCGACCAAACGAACGTAGGCGCCACTCATCCCTTTCTCTTGTTGAGTAAGATCACTCTCCCAATAACATTGCGGTTTGGAAGCGAACTCTTTAATGAAGGTTTGCAAATCTGCAAAAGTCGTACCGTTGTGTATGTACACAGACCTGGG